CAAACAACTCGTTGACTGGAACGTCAACACGTTCATCAACTTGGTTTTCGTTTTCGTTTTGGTTTTCGTCAACCATATCGTTTTCCTTTTTAACAGGTTTGTAAATTTCATCATTCCAAGGGTCTTGGTTGAATCTGTAATAATTTCGTTTACTCATTTTCTTTCCTTTCGTTCTTTTTTTGGTCTTGCTTTTTACGCCACTGCTTATAGATTGCAGCGTCATTTTCCATATCTCGACGCTTTTCAGCTACTGGATTGTAAACGTTATATGGAACGTTCCATTGGTTGGTTCTTTTACTAAACATAATTTTTTCCTTTCGTCTTATACTAATATTTTACCATAGCATTTCTGATTTGCAAGTATTATTTCTAAAAACCTCGCAAACCGTGCCGGTCGTGCATTACATCCCAAGCCGATTGGGAAGCGTTCCACTCATCAACAGACATTCCAAACAACTCATTGACTGGAACGTCAACACGTTCATCAACTTGGTTTTCGTTTTCGTTTTGGTTTTGATTTTCGTTACTCATAATCTTTCCTTTGTGTTGTTGTTTGTTTCGTCGGTACTTATGAATATCTACCAACACTTCCTTAACCTCTTATATATATATTATCGTCTAAGGGTGTGACACGTTAGGTCACTCACTCAGATTATTTTGTAAGAAAGTATACTTTTTTTATCTGTGTGAATATATCTTTTTACATGGGGAGCATAGAACATAATGCTATCGCCGTCGAACTCAACCAGTTCCGCTGTTGTCTTATACTTCCAGTCACAACGGACACCGCGTCCAGAGATCGCAATCTCGCAATCGTGAGGGATGTTTTCGATGAAGTTTTCTATTAGTATCATTTTAGTTCCTTTCGTTGAACTGTCTTATATATATATTATCGTCTATAGGTGTGACACGTTTGGTCACTCACTCAACATTTTTTCAAAATTTATACGATTTTATTCCACTGTTTAATTATGTAGTCCAGCTTGCCACAATTCTGAATTCCGCCGATTGCTACACCAGTCTTTCCAATCCAAGTACATATAACATACTTGCCGGTTCTGTAAGACTTCACCATGTAAATCAGTCCGGTGCGCGTGTGCTTTTTTCGTAGTTGTTTGTATGGTGTGTAGCTCATAATCTTTCCTTCTATTATTATTATCGGCGTTTGCCGGTTGAGAGTTTAACCTTTTCTCTCATTTTCTTATAATACATTATACCATACCCTCGTGACACGTTAGGTCACTCGCTCAACATTTTTTAGAAATAATATAAAGTATTTTTGCTTATTGAGACTCGGTCTCAAAAACGGGCCGGGCCTTTTTTTACGCCTGCACTGGCCGCCTATAGCGGATAGGGTGGGCTGAGACTATACGCATTCCATACTGTACTCATGCTCTGCTATTGAGTAGTCGGTACAGTTGAAGACTGGTATACCGTCCACTATAACCTCGTATACTTCACAGTGTTTATTATGTACAAGCTCAACCAATCGGCCTGTATTGTCTGCCTCTGATTTATATACTACAAAATCCATTCTATTCCCTTTCCTTATGTCCAGCTTTCCCAACTGCAACCGCACTCGTTGCAAGTTTCCTCAGTCTTAACGCTGTAAGTGCCTGACCTCTTAGTGGTAAGGTCGTAACGCTTTCGCATCTCTTGGCGTTGGCGTTTGATACAACCACCCTCATCAGGGTATTCCATATAGCAGATGGTTGTTTCGTACTCAGTACCACACTCGGCCAAGTGCCTAGTGTATTCCGCTGGTGTTTCTTTCCAGCCATTTATGATACCTAAATATTTCATATCGTTTTCCTTAAGTTGTTATCGTATATTGTGAACACTAATGGTAGTGTGACTATTGAGCATAAAACTATTTCTGTTAGCATTTTGCTTCTTCTTTCTTTTCTGCTTCTTTATCCATCATCACCATAACGTCGATGATGGCATACTTAACAGCCTTCGACGCTCCAGCTTCTTCCAGCTTATAGTAAACGTCCCACAGGTCAGATTTGATTTGTTTGTTAGTTGGCATCTTATTTCCTTTTCTCTTATGCTCTTATTATATTATATATATCGGCATTAATCAATAGCAATCTTTAGCTATTTATTATATTTTGTAAGGTTTTTTTCCTATCCCATAATCGTTGCAAATCGTTAAACACACAGTTCTTATTGAACTGCCCTAATTCGTTAGCGTGTTCAACAACCTTCTTCTCGATGTTGCGGTTGACTTTGAAAAGTTCTAGTTTAGCTTCGTTGCGTGTCATGTTGTGTTCCTTTCGAGAACGTTGTTTGTTATGCTTTTATTATACTAGTATTATCGGAATTGTCAATAGGTATCTTTAACTATTTACAAACTTTTTTAGAATATCTTTTCTATCCCATAATTGTTGTAGTTCGTTGTATACACAGTTTTTATTATACTGTCCTAGTTCGTTGGCGTGTTCAACGATCTTCTTTTCAATTTGTCGTTCTACTTTGAACAGTTCTAATTTTGCTTCGTTGTGTGTCATGTGATTTCCTTTAATCGTTTAATTGTTATACTAGTAGTATATACTAAGTATCGTCAAAAGTCAATAGTAATCTTAACTAATTTCTGAAATAATTCTAATTAATTCTGTACCATAAAAGTAAACGCCATATACTACGATAACGCCAATCAGTGTGTAAGCCATTGCATCTAAAATTTTATCTAACATCTTATTTCCTTATTAACTCTTAATTGTTATATACTAAGTATATACTATATATCGTCATTTGTCAATAGATACTTAACAATAATCTCAGAATAATTTACTTTTTTTATTAACCCTTATTGAGACTGTGTCTCAAAAAAGCGCCCAGTCTTTTTTTGTCTCTAAATATTGAAATACCCACCTACTTTTATCTTCAAAGCGTTAACTTCCCTACTTGCCTGAATATGCAGGGGTGGTTCAAACACAATCCAAACATATCCATATCAATGTATTACCCAATCCTCTCCACTCGCCCCTTGGATTCGCACGTTTTTGAAAGTTCCTGTGTCTTTTAGTAGTGTATGAGTGTATAATATAACAGTTAGATTGTTATAGAAATGAAAAAGGTATAGAAAATGACTAGTAATAAAGATAAATGTGACAAAGTTGATTCTGAATTGCATTGCAAAGCAACGGCAGAGCTAAACAGTCAGATTGTTGATGAGTTGATGGCAGAAGATAAGTCACTCTCAGAACTTCTAGAAAGAGACGAAGATGGTAAAGAAAGAGAAACAGAGTAGATATCTACATGGTGGATTAAACTTTGGGTTCTCAATACCACGAATGAGTGCAACTCGAATAGTATTCCTGCACCACAAAGGGTATGAGAGCGGAGATTACCGCCTAGACAAGTATTGCACCGAAGAAACATGCTTAGAAACAGTCATAGGTATGGACACGAGATTTTACTACCAGATAAAAGAGTACTATCAGGGTATTCTGGCATCTTGGGAGAGAGGTGTAGGCTATTTAGAAAAAGAAAACGAACTTGCCTGCTTAATTAGGGAGACTCCGGTAAAATATTGGGCTGGAGGAGACACTGAGCCCGGATTTTATAGGCCCGGATCAAAAGGTAGGAAATATAAGAGAGACAGTATACTTGTTGTTGAGTCCGTAAGCCCTAAAGAATTCCGAGAAGCCACAGCCGCCCCCTATTCTGTAGTAGCAACAATGGAACCGCAGAGACTCACGCCGGTTCAACTCGAAGAAAACACGCTCTTGGGAAGAAAAGACGACATTATTCAGGCTATTGACCGAGAAGAACTCGTAGAAATGTATGATCTTGAGAATTTGTCTATAGATTCTCTTACAAAGACACAAAAACAGCTACCACTCAAGGCTCGCCGCGTTGATCTCATACGCAAAGACTCCGTAATCTCGGCTCCTGTGTTACGAGCAACACCAGACAACTACGATGAAGACACAAAACCACCCGCACAGCAGGGAATGATCATATACAACACCGAAAAAAGCTGCTTACAATTTTATAATGGGGAAAAATGGGTAACTCTTAAGGAATGTGAGGAAGATTAATGCATATTCCTAACAATATGACAAAAGATCAGGTGGTTGATCAAATAAATGTGGTTGTAAATAGAATCGCCCCTAAGTACACATTCTATGGATACCAAGCAGACGACCTCAAACAAGAAGCATTTATCATCTGTATGGAAGCACTACCGAGATATGACTCCAGAAGACCACTAGAAAACTTCTTATCGGTACATTTATCCAACAGATTGAAGAATTTTGTACGAGATAACCACTTTCAGGCTAACGAAGAGGAAAAAGCCAAGGTCGTTATGCCCGGACAGCTGGCAAACGAGGAATATTTACTAGATATTAGAGAAGAATACATAGAAGACCTAGATTATAAACAAATGCAGAAGGTATTAGATATAAAATTGCCCGCACACTATAGAGCAGACTACCTCAAGATTATTAATGACGTATATGTACCTAAAAAGAAGAAAGAGGAAGTATTATTTATTATACAAACAATATTAGAGGAACATGGGTATGAAGAGGGGTAGACTATCTAACGAAGAAGCCCGCTATATTACAGATAACGCAAGCAGTATCTCAGTCGAAGAAATAGCTGAGAATCTGGATCGTAATCCATCCATGATTGAGAACTTTCTTAAAAAGAACTTAAAGATGGGGCTCTCTGAATTTGAGCAGGCCGCTTATGAACTAGAAGAACGTCCTTATTGGATAGAACTTGAGCAACAGTTTACAGAGGACGAGCTGGAACTCTTCAAGTATCACTGGAGCAGAATCATCAATCAGTTTAAAGATGATGTGTTTCCAACCGAAGAGTTGCAAGTTGTGGACGTGATTAAGTTGGAAATGTTGATGAACAGATGCCTCAAGCAAAACAAAGAGAACATAGATCAAATAAATGCATTTGAGGGCCTCTTGCAGGTCGAGAGACAGGCGGAACCGGAGCATCAGGACAAGGAGGTCATATTCAATCTAGATCGTCAGATAGCGTCTCTCAGAGCCGCACAGGAATCTATGAATAGAGACTACAGAGATCTCCAAACCAAGAAGAGCTCTATGTTGAAAGAAATGAAGGGGACGCGAGAGCAGAGAATCAAGCGTCTTGAAGATTCAAAACAAACTTTTACGGGCTGGGTAGCTCATCTCATGCAAAATCCTGCTGTAACCCAACAGTATGGAATGGAGATGGAAAAGATGCGATTAGCTATGGAAAATGAGAAGAAGAGACTCAGCGTTTTTCACAAATACGAGGACGGTCAAGTGGATCAACCGTTTCTAACACCAGATACAGTTAAGGATTAAATAAATGAAAGCGATTATATTTGGGGTGACCGGACAGGACGGAAGCCATCTTGCAGATTTACTAATATCTAAAAACTATGATGTCGTAGGCGTAGCTCGTCGTAGCAGCGTAGACACGACTGAGAGAATCAAGCATCTGGCCGGAGAAGAACGATTCAGCTTGGTTCATGGGGATATTACTGATGTAAGTAGCGTCATGAATATTTTATCGAGTAATAACGAAGTAGATGAAGTCTACAATTTAGCAGCACAATCGCATGTAGGTATATCTTTTAAGCAACCCGGTCTCACATGGGATATTACGGGTAAAGGAGTTTTAAACATATTACAAGCAATTGTGGATCTACGTCTACATTGCAGATTCTATCAAGCATCATCAAGTGAGATGTTTGGTGATTCATATGATGTCAATCCAGACACTGGTGAAAAATATCAAAATGAAGAAACTAAATTTCTGCCACAGTCACCGTATGCTATAGCTAAATGTGCTGCACACTATGCGGTAAGATTGTACCGTGAAGCCTACGGCTTACATGCAAGTGCCGGAATCCTATTCAACCACGAAGGAGAACGTCGTGGAGAAAACTTTGTGACTCGAAAGATTACAAAATGGATTGGAGACTGGAGCAAAACAGGCTACGATAAAAATTTTCCGAAACTCCGTTTAGGCAACTTAGATGCGTGTCGTGACTGGGGTTACGCAGGAGATTACGTAGAAGCAATGTGGATGATGCTGCAGCAGGAAGATGCAGATGACTATGTGATATGTACTGGGAACACATATACAATCCGAGAATTTTTAGAAAGATCCTTCGCATATGTTGGAATTAAAGACTGGGAAAAACATGTAGTAATTGACCCTGAATTTTATAGACCGGCTGAAGTAGACTACTTAAGAGGAAGTTCCGAAAAAGCAAGACATAAGATGGGATGGACTCCAAAGAATAACTTAGACGGCTTAGTTAACATCATGATGAAACACGACGTACATGAAAATATACAAAGTCTATCTTGATATGTCAATGGTCGTATCAAGACTTAAAAAATATAGAATATATGAATACAACTCTGAGTATCCTATAATTTTTGTAGAAGCTGACGATCCAGATGGAGCGTGCTATACAGCAATATACAAACTACTAAAGCTAGTTTTAGATCAGGATGATTCTAAAGAGGCAAGGAAACTATGCAAAGAGATTAAACAAGATATAAGAATTATATCAGCAGCAGCAAAATGAGAAGAAATTATGACGATCCAGTCTACAAGGACTGGAGAAAAAAAGTTTATAGCAGAGATAAGTTCCAGTGTCAAATGCCGGGATGCAAATCGAAGTATAGACTACAAGCTCACCATATAAAAAAATGGTCGAGTGCCGCTATCTTGAGATATGATGTTGACAACGGCATAACTTTATGTCGCTCATGCCACGAAAGAATAACTGGACATGAGCACGCCTACCAATCATTATTTTCACAGATAGTACACGACAATGGCAAAGAAAGTTCCTAACTTTACAGTTATAAAAGACACTAGAGAGCAAGAAGGCTATCACTTCAGCAAGTACGATAAGTGCGAAGGTATGATAGTGCAGAAACTTGACACTGGTGATTATACCATAGTAGGCTTAGAGGAAAAAGTCTGTATAGAAAGAAAAGCTTCACCAGAAGAGTTGGCTGCAAACTTAGGACAAAAGAAACATGCGTTTATGAATGAAATAGAACGTATGAGACCGTTCAAACATAAGTTTATATTATTAGAATTTACACTAAAGGATTTAGTAGAGTTTCCAGATAATACTAGGATACCAGAATCGCAGAAAAAGAAAGTGCGCATTAGCGGAAAGTATATGTTAAAAATGTTAATGGAATTTCAACTCCAAAGAGATATACATATAATGTTCTGCGGTGATAAATATAATGCCTTCTTAACTCTGTCTAGTTTATTCAAAAGACTAAACGAGATGTATAACTAATGAATAATGTAATAGACGACATACATAGTCAAAATATAGATGTAAAGAATAGAGAAATATTTTTACATGGTCAACACGGTGCATTTGAAGATGATCCGGGCGTTGAGTATAGAATGGCTACAACATTTATAAAAAACATTAGATATTTAGACTCATTGAAAAACGAGCCAATCATTATACATATGCATAGCCTCGGTGGAAACTGGGGTGACGGGATGGCTATATATGATGCTATCAAAATCTCAAGATCGCACGTTACAATACTAGTATATGGACAAGCTGAGTCAATGAGTAGCATAATATTACAAGCTGCCGACAAAAGAATAATGATGCCTAACGCGCATTTCATGTGTCACTACGGTAGTAGCGCAAACGCAGGAAACTATCTTGATACACAAAACTGGGCCAAGTTTGAGAAGAAGATACTTGAGGACATGTTAGATATTTATGCTGTAAGCTGTACAAAAGGCAAGTTCTTTAAAGAACACTACAAGCAACCGACAGAAGAAAAAGTTAAAGGCTTTATAAAAAGAAAACTCAAGTCGGGCGATTGGTATCTTTCTTCCCATGAAGCTGTATACTATGGCTTTGCAGACAATGTAATAACACATAGGAGCTACGGGAGTATAACCAGTCTAAAATGACAGAACTCAAAAAAATAAACGAAGCTTGGCTTAATATAGATATAGACGATAAAAATATTTTTAACCCGTCATCTATTCTAAAAACTCAAGACGATGATTACCATCTTAGGCTTGTATATCTTATGACAAAGCCTGAGTATTTTTCATTTCTATGTAAACACATTCTGAA